TCAGACATCGACCACACCCTTTCTGAACGGCCCCGGCCCGAACAGGTCGGACAACTGAGCCACATGGATCTCGAATGGAATCGCAACCCCATCGGCCGCGCGCTCCGCGGCCGAATAGCTCCACTGCGTGGCGCCAACGATCACCTCGCGCCGGACCTGGCCGGCCTCCACGACACGCACCAGATAGCGCTCCACCGCTTCGCCCAAAGGCACATCCAGCCCGGACCAGCTGTCTCCCCCGATCCGGGTCCGCCGAACCCAGCTTGCCACAACCCCGCCCGACCCGTCGGGCTTCAGACGCAGATGGGCCACCGAATACGGCCGCAGGCCGATACCGGCGAATGCTTCAATCCGATGCTCATAGGCAGGATCGTCATAGCCCCGTGCCGCCGGCCCAATCCTGTAGTGCCGCGCAAGATCGCGCAGGTTCAGCCCCAGTTCGATCTGCTTCAGCGCGCCATTGATCAGCACCACATAAGAGCCGGGCGGCCAGGATTGCGGTATGACGGCATCCGTTCCCGCCTGCCCACGCAGCCTCATGCTCAGCTCATATGTATCAGGGCCAACCAGAACGGCGTCGCGAAACTGGAACAGCTCCCAACGGTCCGAACTGCCGTCTCCGATCGCCATCAGATTGGCCCCATTCAGTATCTGCATTTCGCTGGCCGAGCTCAGCGAACCGCTTGCCAGCTTCACGCGCAGCGGCGCACCGCGATCCCAGACGCCGGGCGCTGCCTCGAACAGTGCCGTTTCTGTCTGGCCGATGGTTGCCCGGGCTTGAACCAGCGTGTTCAGGGAATAGCCGTCGTCGGAATCCGAAGCGTAGATCGCTGCCGAACCCGGCCATGGCGTTGCGGTAATCGCCACATGCGGCGCATGTGCCACTTCCTGGCCGCTCATCAGCGGAAGATCCAGGAACAGCGTGAAAACCGGCATCGCCGGACTGAAGGCCCTTGGCGCAACACGCTCCTCGCTCTCATCGGACGGCATATAGACCCCAGGCTCGACCCGCACCGCCTCGATTGCAAGCGCCTCGGCACGCTCGACCCGATCGACCCGGTACAACCCCGCATCGCCCAGATCGACGACATCCCCCGCACCGACATGTGCCATCGAAAGCGGCAACGCAAAGCGCGCGCCATCCCGGGAAACCCTTGCCTCGGCCAACCAGCGTTCCACCACGCGCCGCGCCTCGGCCCGTGTCAGGGCCAGCGCAATCTCGCTCTGGGCGATCGCACCACCCTCCTCGTCGGGCAGGATTGCCTCGACCGAACGCGCCTCAAAGTCGCCCTCGGCCTCGACATAGCTCAACTGCACGCGCCCCGCGATCTCCGCTTCCGGGGCCCGGGCCGTTTCGACCCAGCCCTCCAGATCCTCGACATGCGCCAGACGCTGCATGTCGATCACGGCATCCGCCCGGCCATCGCGCATGCGAAAGCCCAGCGCGCCGTCGCGTTCGACGGCATCGAACCCATAGGCCAGCATCAACGGCTGCAGGGCCGCCCGAGCCGAGGCCACATCGCTTACGACATAGCCCCTCACCAGCCCATGAAGGCCCGAGACATCCACTTCCCGCAGCCCCGAACGCTGGCAGATCTCGGCCACAACCGCGCCCAGATCCTGCGCCGTGACCCTGCCGTTCAGCCAATGTCCACGCGCATAATTGTCGCCGTCCGCCCACAGCTCCGAATTGTTCGGAAACCAGGGGAACGGCCGCGCATCCCAGGCCCAGACATGTGCCCGCGCCAGATCGATCATTCGCCCGCCATATTCCGGCGAAATCGGGTTGTTCTCCGGATCGCTCCAATACCCCAATACCGCGCGCAGATATTGCGCCTGTATCAGATCGTCGCGTCGCCCATCCGAATAGTACGGCAACCCGGATTCGGACGATTTCGGATCCCAGAACCTGTTGGGCTGGTTCGTCCCCTTGTCGATCGCGGCGCATCCCAACTCGGTGAACCAGATCGGCTTCGACCGCGGCACCCAGGGACTTTTCGCGCCTTTCTGCCCCCCAACCCGGTCGAAATGCTCGTTCTCCCACCACGACCGGATGTCCTTGTAGCGCCAGACCCAATCCTCGCCATGGGCCCCATCGACGATCGGCGTGCGGATCTGGGCATCGCGATGCGCGTCGCTCGCATAATACCAATCGTATCCCTCGCCGCCGACGACATTGGCCTTCAGGTATTCAAGATTGTAGATCGAGCCCCATCCGGCATCCGCATGCTTGTCGCCCTCGCGCCAATCCGAGATCGGCATGTAATTGTCGATGCCGACGAAATCGATATTCCCGTCGGCCCACAGCGGATCCAGATGATAGTACAGGTCCCCTGCCGGATCCCGATATCCGAAATATTCGCTCCAGTCCGCGGCATAGCCGATCTTCACATCCGGCCCCAGGATCGCCCGCACATCGGCTGCAAGCGCGCGCAAGGCCTCGACGGCAACGAATGCACCTCCCGCGCCCCGGATCTGCGTCAATCCGCGCATTTCCGAGCCGATGCAGAACGCATCGACACCGCCTGCAGCCGCGCAAAGATGCGCATAGTGCAGGATGAAGCGGCGATAGGACCACTCATCCGGCCCGCCATAGCTTACCGCCTTGCCAACCACCGAAAAGTCCGTCGCCTTGGCACTGCCAAAGAACGCGGCAACCTCGGCGTCCGCGGCAACCGACCCGTCCGGCGATTCCTCCCGACCCGCAGCGACCGACAGGGTGATCCGCCCTCGCCACGGCAGTTCCGGTTGATCGGCCGCGCCGGTCCAGGGATCGGGCCGCCCATTTCCCGCCATCTGCTCCATCAGGATGAACGGGTAGAACACGACCGACTTGCCCTGCGCCTTCAGCGCCTCGATCGCCTCGACGACCGCTGCATCGGCGGGCGTGCCGCCATAGACGGGCCGCCCATCCTTGCGCACCACCTCCTCGGCCTGATCGCGCGCAATGCCGCCTGCCCGCCAAGGCATTCCCACGCCATCAAAACGCGCATCTTCTACCTTGGGCTTCAGGCTGCACTGGCCACAACGCAAGTCGTCCCCAAACCACGACACGACCAGGGAAACCGACCCGCAGTTCGGCAATTCCTCGTCCAATGCCCGCAAGGAAACGGTCAGATCCGTTTCGGATCCCGGACTGTTGACGTTGGCCGACACGTTCTGACCCAATCCCTTGGAATAATGGACCGGAGTCGTCGCCAACGAATATTCCCCCGTACCGGGGATCAGCGCGACTCCGCGGACCAGGTCCGAAACCGCCCCCACGGCCTCGGCCAGATCGCCCTGCGCGCGTCTCACCACTTCAAAGCTGAACTGGGGAACCCGATTGCCAAACTGCCCCAGCTCCAGATCCTCGAACACGACATAGGCCGTGCCCCGATAGGCCGGCACATTGCCCTCACCCTCGATCGCCTCGATCAATGGGTCGGGCAGCTGTTCCTCGCCGCCGGTATAGACGCGCATGACCACGTCCTCGGGCGATATCTCGACGCCGTCTGCCCAGATTCGCCCAACACGCGCGATCTCTCCTTCACACAACGCAACGGCCAGCGACACGGTATAGGAATATTCCTTCACGCTGGGCTGCGAAGGCACACCCTTCCCGCCACCGCTCTTCGTCACATGTTCCTTGAAGCGCGACGCCCAGATCACCTGGCCGCCGACGCGCATTCGGCCCCAGACCTGGCCAACGGCCGCACCCTCGCTCGCTCCCGTCAGACGAAAACGATCGACCCGTCCCGTCTCGACACTTTCCGAACCCGCTCCCAGCAACCGCTGATCGATCGCCCGGCCCAGGGTCGCGCCAATCGCACGCCCGATCACCGCCCCCGACAGGCCAAGGACCGAGCCGCCAAAGCCCGCCCCGACCGCGGCGCCCGCGGCCGACAGCAAAATGGTCGCCATGCCGACCCTCCCTCAGGGAAATTCGAACCTCACCGCCACCCGGCGCCGCCACGGCGCCGACAACGGGCTCTCGATCACGCCATGCCCCGAATAGGCATGGACAAAGCGCGCCTCCGCACCACTCTCCGACAGGATGCCCAGATGCTTGGCCACCGCGCCCGATCGCATGCGAAACAGCAGAACCTGACCAACGCGCCAGGGCTCACTCACGGCACATTCCCGCAGGTGACGCGACGCAGCCTCCCACAGCCGCTCCTCGCCGGCGGGCTCCGACCAATCCATCGTATAGGCCGGCACCGGCTCGGGTTCTTTGCCGTTCAACTCGCGCCACACACCGCGCACAAGGCCCAGGCAATCCGTCCCCGCCCCGCGCGCCGATGCCTGATGCCGATAGGGCGTGCCGATCCACGCCCGCGCGATCTCCACCACGCGCGCGCCCCGGTCCATGCTCATCGCAACGCCCCCCCGTCATTGGCGCCTCCACGAACCGGATAGGACATCAGCCAGTCCTCGCCCGGAATATGCGGGAAGCCCCGGAAATTGCGCAGATTGCCGAACTTCAACCGGCAGGTTTCCAGACGCCGATCGCATCCTGCCTCGATGCGAACCAGGTCCCCCGCAACGGGGTGGACCCGCAAGGATTGCCACAACTCGACCACCCTGCTGCCATCACCCGTCAGCCTGTCGTTCTTCACCACCCCGACCAGCCCCCGGGCAGGCCCGGACAGAACCCGCAGCCTGCCCTTCTCGAACCACCTGTCGGCATGGGCCGAAAACGCCGCAAAGCGGAACAGCCGCCCATCCTCGACCACCTCGACCGGGCGCTCCTCGGAATATCCGGACGCGCTCAGATCCACACCGCATCGCCCATCGCCCAGAACGGCCGAGCATTCGGCGTGATAGATCCGCCCCTGCTCACGGTTGAGCGCCTCGCTCAGCCCACGCAACTCGGCGCTGAACGCCCCACCCGAGCGCACGACCTCGCCAAGCGTTCCGCGGAACTGCAACACACGCATCGACACATCGGCCCAGTTCACCAGCCAGCCGCGCACCTCTGCCCCGTCATAGCGCCCGGCCAGGATATCCCGCTCCGAAATCGCCTCCGACGACAGCGCCCCAAAGGCCTCGGTATTGTCCACCGACAGGCCCGTCGCCTGCTGGATGGCACGCGCGCTCATGCCCGTATTCGCCCGGAACAGGATTCCCTCGAATTCAAGATCCCGGTCGTGGTCGGTAAAGCCCAGCTCCACGCCGTCATGCCGCCGGATCGCAACCGCACGCGCCACGCTCGTCACACCCTGCGCCAGATGCGCCTTCAGCCCCTCTGCCCCGCTCACAGCCGCACCTCCACCACCGGCACCTGTGGCACGTCCCCCGCCTGAAAGGACGCGACCGACACCTGGATCCGGTCGGTGTCAAAGCGCACCGGCACGTCGAACTCGAACCCCGCGGTCACGCGCGCGCCCACGCCGGGCGCACTTTCAAAGGCAACGATCCCGGTGGTTACATCCACAGTGAAGTGAACGCCCTCCTGCAACTCGTCGCCTTGCAGCCCCACCCGAACGGTCCCGTCCACCGGCTTGCGGATCACGCGCACCTCCTCGGCCAGACCCGACCGATAGGTCTTGACCAGCTGGAATTCACGCCGCACCCCGTCGCCGATACCGATCAGCTGGTCCTCGAATGTCGGCTCGGCCGAGGCCGGGCACGACTTGTAATCAGCCCAATCCTTCCACCGGAACCCATACAACTGCCCCTTGCGCGCCTCGAAAAAGGCGATCAGCTCGCCGATGTCATCCAGACTGCGCAGCGACACGCCCGCATCGTATCGCCTCCGCGACTGCGCCCAGGGCGTGTTGCGCTCCTCGTGACCATTGGTCAGCTGCACGATCTCCGTGCGCCGCTCCGGCCCACCGACCGAACCAAAGCTCAGATTGGCGGGAAACCGCACCTCGTGAAACGTCATCGGACCTCCCTCAGCGATTCCTGCTGCCCCGCATCAAGGCGCGGCTCATCTGCGCCGCGATCTGGCTGCGCGACCTGGCAAAGCCCTCGACATCCGGGGTCGAGACATTCATCACCACGTTCACCGGCCGCCCGCCGCCCGACACTTGCACGCCCAGACGGCCATCCGCCCCACGCGCCAGCGGCATGATCGCCTCGGCCCCCGCCTCTCCCATCAGCCCGGTGCCGCCGCGCATCGGAAAGTAGGTGGGCTGCGTCACGACCCCGCCGCGCGCAAAGGGCATCACCCGCCCCTGCGAAAAGGCTCCGCCCGCCGCAAAGGGAAAGACCCCGCTCAACAATCCGTTCATGCCCTGCGCGATCGCGCCGCCAACGGCATCCTGCACCGGCCGCATCGCCGTCGCGTAAACGGAATTCGCCATGCTCTCGGCCAGGCCCTTCAGGGCATCCGACAATTTCATTCCATCCAGGATGACCCCGTCGAACGCACGCCGCAAAGCCCCCGAAAAGCTCTTCGACAACGCATTCACCTCGCGCCCGGCAAAGACCATGCTTTCCCGAATCCGGCCCAATTCCGCGTCAAAGGCCGCCATCATCGTCCGCGCGCCGCCAAGATTTGCCTCCAGCAACGCCGCCTGCCCGGCCAACCCCACAAGGCCGTCCGATGTGTCCTCGCTCAGCGCCATTTTCACTCTCCTTCCGCCTGCCCGGGCCTGTCGGGCCACAGCCGCGCCAACTCCTCCAGCCGACTGCGATCCAGGGGCCGCGCTACCGTCGGCTCACCCAGCATCAGAACGAACTCTGCCGGGGTCAGCCGCCAGAAAGCCTCGGGCTGCAACCCCAGCCGCCCCAACGCCAGCCTCAGCAATCCCGGCCAGTCGAACCCGCTCATTCCGCCTCCGGCAACGCAAAGGCCCGGGCCAGAAGGACCGCCGCCAGCCGAGCTGCCTCCACGGGGCCCGCCCCGATCTCGACCGACATCAGATCCTCGGCGCGCCCCTTCCAGCCACCGCCCCGCAGACCCGCCACGATCACCATCAGCACATCGCGCGAAGAAAACCGCCCCGTCTCGAACCGCTCGACCAGCTCAACCAGGCTCGACGCGCCCAATCCCGCCTCCAGCTCTGCCAACGCCCCCAGGGTCAACTTCGCCACATGCGGCTCGCCATCCAGGCGGATCTCCACCTCACCAGCCCACGGATTTGCCATCAGATCGCCGTGAAGTTCAGCACGCCGGCCGATGCCAGCGTCAGCTCATAGGTCGCCTCGCCGTTATAGCTGCCCGCATACTCGATCGCGGTAATCTGAAACGGCCCCTCGACGATGCCGAAATCGGGAATGATCACCTGGAACCGCTCAACCGACCCGGCAAAGAAGATCTGCCGCGCGCGATCATCCGTTGCCGCATCGACGAACACGCCCGAACCCGAAACCGTGGCCGACCGCACCCCCGCGCCACCCAGAAGCTCGCGCCACCCGCCCTGGCTTTCCAGCGAGGTCACATCGACCGTCTCCGCATTGAAACTGATCCGCGTCGCCCGCAGGCCCGCGATCGTGGTGAATTGCCCGCCCCCAGTCAGGTCGAGCTTGATGAGTAGATCCTTGCCATTCTGGGCAGCCATCTGTCGCTCTCCAAAAGTTTCCGCTTCCGGCACCGGCCCGATGGCCGACGCCCCAAATCACAGCTCGATGCGCGCGCGAAAGGTCAGGTCGATACGCCGTTTCCCGGCCTTCTCGACTCGTCGCGCCTGGGCGGACAGGAACCACAACCCCACCACACGGCCGCGCGCCAACGCCAGCTCCTGCCCCGTCAACGCATCCGTCACCGCGGCCGCGACGTCCTTGGCGGTCTGAAACCCCGCCTCGTCACTGACGACAGACACGACGAAATCGTGCCACGCCCCCCGCCCCGTCACGTCCGAGGCATCGCGAACCGACTCGGGACCAAGCGTGACATAGGTGCCGCCCGAAAAGTCCGCCGGAGCCGCGTCATGGACCGCCGATCCCACCAGGTCCGCGACCGCCGGGTCCGTCACCAGTCGCTGATACACCGCCCCCTGCAGGGCAGTTCCGCCGCCATAGCTCATGCGACGACCTCCTCCTCGGCATGACAGACCAGATAGCGCGCGTGCCGATCCAGCTCGGTCACCGCCGTTATGCGAAAAACCCGCGCGCCCTCTCGCAGACGCTGATCGGGCCGAGGCCTCGACGGCGCCCCCGGCGGTGCGGCCCGCACGACGATCCGGTACCGGGCGCGCGACAATGTCACACCCTCGCCCTCACGCTCGCTGCCGCCGCCGGGGCGGATCTCACCCCACAGGACACCAAGACCGGCCCAGACCGTGCCGTAGCCCCCCGCGCCATCGGCGACCCGCTGCGCCTCCTCCAGCACCAGGCGCCGGTTCAGGACAGGCGCATTCATGCCGCGCCTCCGCCCAGAACCCGCACCGTCCGCCACCGCTCGATCAGCGCCAGAACACCTGCGGGCAGGCCGCGGACTGTACCGGTCTCATGCCGGTTCTCGTGATACGCCGCCGCCAGCAGGAACACCGCCTGCGCAAGATCCGCCGGCACATCGGCCCATCCCGGTCCAAATCCGGCGGAAAAGACGATCTCGACACGCCCGCCATCCGGCACCACGGGCAGCAGGCTTCCAACGGCGACGATCCGCGACCGCTGCACATCCCGCACCAGCCGGTATGCCGATGGATCGACCAGGCTGGCGACGCCTTCGCGATCCAGCATCGTCACCGAACGCACGCTCACAGCCGGCGCAACCGGCAACGCCTGCACATCCGGCCAGCGCCACCGCTCCAGCTCCAGAACGAATTCCCGTTCGATCAGCGCCTTTCCGGTCCGCGCCTCGATCGCCGCGATGGCGGCCCGCAAATAGCTCTCGGCCAGCGCGTCCTGCACCCCGTCATCGGCGAAACCCGATCCCAGCCGCAGGTGATCCCTGAAGGCCGCAACGGGCAATGCAGACTGCGCCACCGGCGCGACTTCGCTCAGCATCATGGGAAATCCTCCCGAAATCCGCCCCAACGCAGAAACAATCCCGGACGCGGACCCACCCCCCGCACCGCTCGGACGGAGAGAGATGGTCAAGCTGGACGACACGACGGGCAAACAGGGCCCGCGCCCGGCAGCCGGGCCCTGCCCGACCGATCCGCGCCCCTTACGAGACGGCGAATTTCAGAAGCTTGATCGCGGCAAAGTCGCTGACATCACCGCCCACGCGCTTCGACGCATAGAACAGCACATGCGGCTTGGCGCTGAAGGGATCGCGCAGGACGCGCATGTCGGGACGCTCGGCGATCGTATAGCCCGCCTTGAAGTCGCCAAATGCGATGGCAAAGGCATCCGGCGCGATATCCGGCATGTCTTCGGCAATCAGCACCGGATAGCCCATCAGACGCGCCGGCTCGCCGGCGGCCAGACCGTCCGTCCACAGGAAGCGGCCATCGGCATCCTTCATCTTGCGCACCGCGCCCGCGGTCTTCGAGTTCATGACGAAGGTCGCGTTCGCGCGATACTCCGCGCCCAGCGCATAGACCAGGTCGATGATCGCATCCGACGCATTGGTCGCGGCAAAGTCACCCGCGGCGCCCGTCGGCACATAGCCCAGCGTGCCCCAGGTCCAGGCATTGTTGTCCACCGCCGTATGGCTCAGGAATCCCTTGGGCTTGTCGATCCCGTCGCCGCTGATGAAGGCCTGCGCCTCGGCACGGGCAAACTTGTCGGCAATCCGCTCGGCCAGCCACCCCTCGACGTCAAAGGCCGTGTCATCCAGCAACCGCTGGCTCGCCTTCGGCATCGCGGCCAGCTCGTGCAGCGGGATCGAGATGCGGTCGATCTGCGGCGTCGTCGTCTCGCTCAGCCCCGCAGTTTCGGTGGCCCAGCCCGATCCCATCTCGCTGTGATCCACCAGAACGTCAAAGCTGCCCGATTCCACGGTGACGACGCGCGCCACCCGCCGCAGCGAACTGGACGAACGCAGCACCCCACGGATCCGATCGGTCGTCTCGGGATCGACCAGGAATCCGCCCTCGGCCGCCACCTGCGTGTTCATCGCCTTGCCCTCGATGGCCAGGCCACGCAGCCCGTCATCGTCGCCGCTGCGCAGATAGGCGGCAAAGGCCTTGCGATGCGGCGCCTCGACATCGGCGTGGGTGGCCAGCGCCGGGCGCCCGGCGACGATAGATTTGCGATCCAGCATGGTCAGTCGCTCTTCCTGTTGTTGCAACCTGGTTTTCACTTCGTCACGAAAGCCCCTGAATTCCTTCAGAAACCCCTCGAACGCAGACTTCACGTCCCCGCCCGGCGCGCCAGGCACGCCGATATCGGTCCGAGCCTTCGTCTCGGCCTTGCTCATTGCCTTCACCTCACGTCAGATGATGTGTGCAGACAGGCTCACTCCCCGCCCGCCAGCATCTGGCGCGCCGCTTCGAACAGCGCCGCCAGCTCGGCCGTCTCCGCCGCCTCCGGGCTTTCGCCCTTGGCCGCGACACGCGCCTGTGGAAGCATCGGGAACGTCACCAACGACACCTCCCACAGCTCCACCTCCCGAAGAAGCCGTCGCCCCTTCGAATCCTTCTCGGCTCGCACCACGCGATAGCCGATCGACAATCCGTCAACCGCCCCGGCGGCGACCAGCGCCGCCGCCTCGCGTCCGCGCTCCACCTCCGTCAGGATGCGCCCCCTGACCCGCAGGCCCCGCGCGTCCTCGACGATCTCCTCCCATACGCCGATCGGCTGGGCCGGATCATGTTGCCACAGCATCTTCACCGCGCCACGTGCCCCGGGCGCACCGTTCAAGGACCGCCCATAGGCTCCCGGCAGAACGATATCGCCGCCCTGGTCCTCCAGCCCGAAGACCGAGGCATATCCCTCGATCACGCAGCCATCGGTCACGGCCACGTCACCACCCAGCCGGCAGAACTTCGTCTCCAGCCCAAAGTCGTTGATCCCCATGATCGCCTTCCTATTTCGGCCCGAAATCGATCAGCCCCTGCACCGCCTGGCTCAGGATCACGCCGACCACGCCAAAGACCGTCATCCACAACCGCCGCTCGACGCCCGCGATCATCGCCTCGATCCGCTCCAGCCGCTTGTCCACGGCCTCGAACTGAACCGCCATGATCTTCTCGGTCGCCGCGAACCGATGCTCATGGGCACATTCGAACGGCTCCTTCAGATACCGCGATCCCGGCCCCGACATCTCAATCCCCTCCCGACAGGCGGGGCAGCCCCAGCAGGGCGCGCTTCTCATCGTCCGTCAGGAAATCGGCCTCGCCGATACGCTTCCATTGCTGGTCACGCTCGCCCGCAAGCGCCGGCACCTGGTCCAGGTCGGGCCGCAGCACGATCTCCTCGCCCAGATGCGACGAAAGCCAATGCCCGATCGCCGCCGTGACACGCTGGGCCAGCGGCAGGACCGTCAGCCGATAGAAGGCCCGGTTCGCCTCCTGGTAATTTGCATAGGTCGCATCCCCCGGAATCCCCATCAGCATCGGCGGCACGCCAAAGGCCACGGCAATCTCCCGCGCGGCAGCCTCCTTGGTCTTCTGGAACTCCATGTCCGAAGGGCTGAAGCCCATCGGCTTCCAGTCCAGCCCGCCCTCCAGCAGCATCGGCCGGCCGGCATTGCGCGCGCCCTGATGATAGCGTTCCAGCTCCTCTTGCAGCCGCTCGTACTGATCCTCGCTCAGCATCCCCTGACCGTCGGCGCCGCGGAACACGATCGCCCCCGAAGGCCGCGCCGCGTTGTCCAGCAATGCCTTCGACCAGGCCGAGGCCGAATTGTGCACGTCGATCGCCACCGCCGCCGCCTGCAACGGCGACAACCCATAATGATCGTCCAGAGGATGAAAGCTCCTGATATGACAGATCGGATCGACCGGCCCCGTCATGTCAAATCGATGCTTGCGCCCGCCCACGGCGTAATCATAGGCCACGGGCCACCCATCCGGCCCCGGCACCACGCTCATGCGATCCGACCGCAGCACATGCAGCTCCTGCGGAATCCCCGGCCCGCCGACCGCCTCGACATAGCCATTGCCCGACAACAGCAACTGACCGTACAGCGCCTCGAACATCTCGGCCCGCCCCTGGCCCGGATTGGGACGCCGGATCAGGTCGATCACCGGATGCGTGTCATATCGACACTTGCCATCTTCACAGACCAGCGGCAGGGCCGCTGCCGCCTCCGCAATCATCTTGACCGCCCGAAAGCCCACCGGATTTCCGATGAACCCGGTCCGCGTCAGGCTGACCGTATCGCGCGGCGACCAGGCCACCCGCCCCGAACTGCCCCAGGCCACGACCCGCCCGGCGGCAGACGCCTTCCGCTCCGACGCCGCGGGTTCCGCGCGCCGAAAGAAATTCCATACCATCCGATTTCTCCTGTCTCGCTCGGCCTCTTCGGGCACTCCGCTCGCCGCGCCAGCCTCCTAGAGCGGCCTGACCCGCGGCCGGCGCCACCGCGCTGCGGGCTCGACAATCAGCTCCGTCAGCGCCCAGACCAGCGCGTCCACCCTGTCGGGCGAGCCCCGGCCCTGATAGCCCTGCCGGCTCATCCGGCACATCTGCTCCTCCAGCAGATGCAGCCCCCGCAGGTGATGGACTCGCCCCTGTTCATACAGCGCCGCGACCGGCTCGGCGCGCGCGGCCTTGCCCCGACTTGCATGCACCGCACGAAACGGAACCACGGGATCGATTTGCCGGATCACGGCCTCGACCATCTGCCCTCCCTGGTTCACCTCGGCGACCAGCCGATCGGCCCCATGCCGTTCCATCGCCGCAATCGCCGCGCGCGCCCAGCCATCGGGCCGCGCCCCCTGGACCGAGGCATCCTCCAGGACCCACGCCCGCCACTCCGACGGCGCCCCTTCGGTCAGCGCCCCGACCACGACGATCCCGCATTCATCCGACGCCTCGTGCCCGCTGGTCGGCGGATCGATTGCCACGACGACCCGGCTCAGCCGCTCGGGTGCCGCCGAGCGGCACTTCTCCAGAATCTCGGTCGTCCACAGCGCGCCTTCGACATCCTCCAGCAACACACCGTCCAGCTCCTGCCGCCCGATCCGCGTTCCGCCATAGCGCGCCCGCACCTCCTCCAGGAACGATTCCGCCAGATAGGCCCTGTTCGCCTCGGTCGGTGCCTGCGTCACCACGGTCGACGGATTGTTCAGGATCGCCTTCAACACGCCGACATTGCGCGGCGTCGTCGTCACCACCTGCCTTGGATCGGTTCCCAGTCGCAGCGCAAACTGCAGCATGTCCCAGGCTTCATGCGCCTTCGGCCACTTGGCCAGCTCATCGGCCCAGGCCGCATCGAATTGCGGCCCCCGCAACCCCTCGGGACTATGCGCCGAATAGACCTCGGCCACCGCGCCATTCGGCCAGACCAGCCGCCGCTTGCCCGCCTCCCAGACCGGGCGCCGGTCGGGCGGGCTGCAGGCCATGATCCCGCTCTGGCCAAAGATCATGACCTTCTCGACCTGCTCCAGGGTCTCCCCCACCAAGGCCACCCGCCGCGCCACGCCCGGGTCCATCGGCGCGGCGCCCTCGACCTGCGCGCGCACCCACTCGGCCCCTGCCCGCGTCTTGCCCGCGCCCCGCCCGCCCATGATGACCCAGGTCTTCCAGCCCCCCTCGGGCGGCAGCTGGTGCGGCAGCGCCCAGAACTCGAACAGCCACGGCAACGCCATCAGCGCCCCGTCGCTCAACCCGCCCAGAAACTCATCCACCACATCCTGCGTCGCGCAGGCAAGCCAGCCGGCGGCAGACCTCATCTCGCGCCGCCTCCAGGTCGAGGGCATAGTCATAGACGATGCCCTCCTCGTCCTTGCGAAGTTTTGCAACGCGCACCCTCTCTTCCAAAATCAGCTTGTAAGCCGTTCGCAGATCACCCACCTGCCGGCCAATCTCCCTGACATCGCCCAGCTCGCCCGACCTCAACCGCTCCAGCGACAGGCGCAGCGCGCCCACGGTTTCATCGAACAGCTTCTGAACCTCCACGACCTCGGGGCTTTGGCAGATATCCCGCTCCGAAACGCGCCTGATCAT